GTACCAATAGCGAAATACACCAACGCCTCAACACCAGACGTATTCGTAAACACAATCTGCTTCGTAGTCCACTGACGAGCAGACGGCACAGTACCAATCGTCCCATTCGATGTACCTAAACCAGTTGGACCAGCCAACCGCTTCTCAGTCCTATCACCAACAGCCATACCTACACTCCTACATCAGTTGTAATAATCGCAGTAAACTTCGAGTCATTCATCGGGTCAGTAGATGCTGTCGTATTAACCCATTGACTAGTACCAGCATTGTAAACTAAAGCTTGTCCTGTAATAGGAGAAGTAATCGTTACATCAATCAACCCATCCAAAGTGTTCGGAGCGTCAGAACCCTGCGGTCCCTGAGGACCCTGGGTTCCTTGTGGACCCTGGCTACCCTGAGGTCCTGTTGCCCCCTGCGGTCCGATGTCGCCCTGTGGTCCCTGTGTGCCAGTCGCACCCTGTGCGCCTTGCGCACCTTGCGGACCTGTAGACCCTTGAGGACCGACATCGCCTTGCGTGCCTTGCGGTCCTTGAACACCCTGAGGACCGGCAACTCCTTGAGGACCTGTATCGCCTTGTGGTCCTTGAGAACCGGTAGCACCTTGAGGACCTTGCGGACCTTGAGAACCTGTCGCACCTTGGGGACCTTGAGAACCTTGCGGTCCTGCATCGCCCTGAGCCCCCTGTGGAACCTGTGAGCCCTGTGGACCTGTTAAACCCTGAGGTCCGGTACTACCTTGCGGACCAGTGGCTCCCTGCGCTCCTGTGGCTCCCTGAGGGCCCTGAGAGCCTGTATCTCCCTGTGGACCTTGAGCACCTTGAACCCCTTGTGGTCCTTGACTACCTTGAGGTCCCGTATCTCCTTGAGCACCAGTAGCACCCTGAGAACCCTGCGGTCCTTGCGGACCCTGGGTTCCTTGAGGACCTTGGGTTCCTTGAGGACCTTGGGGACCCTGAGAACCCACAATACCCTGCGGTCCCTGAGAACCCTGAGGACCAATAAAACCCTGTGGTCCTTGAGGACCTTGGGTTCCTTGAGGTCCAGAAGAATACGGCAAACTATTCCAGTTGTTAGTACCATCACCAACCTTGAACTTACCTGTGTCTGTTTCCCAACCGGGTTCACCCACAGCCAATATAGGATTGGTTGTTGACCACTGAGAAGCCGTTCCACGACGATACTGAATTTGAATAGCCACTACACACCCCCAGCATTAATAGGATTAACACCACCATAAATAGAATCAGGTGCACCACCATCAAGATTCAAAGTAGAATAACCAGCAGACCCTTGGGGACCCACAGCACCCTGAGGACCAGTTGCACCTTGTGCACCAGCAGCCAAAACAAGATTTAATGTCTGATTAGGAAAAGTTCCTGTAATCGAAGCACTAGGTGTAGTACCAGATGTAACACTACCTATTGTCAAATCATAATAGTTTGAAGTTATACTGGTTTGTACTGTTTGTAGATATTCTTTTAACGATGTAAATATGTGCTGCAAAGTACGTGCATCAGTAGACCGAAGAGCACCCAATAAGGGTGCAGTCCAAAAGTCTTCATGTGGCTGATTACGTGGTGTTGTCATTAGTGCTTAATGATGTAATTCAATACGATATATGGTTGCAAGTTGTTGTGAGCTGCATCACTACCAGCATTAGATTGGTTAACTGTGTGTCCATGGTCCCCAACAGTTGAAACATTGTGTGAATGACTACCATCACCATAAGCACCATTTGTAGTGCTAATTTCATCATTAGTTGAACCGTTGCTTGGTGATTCCGCTAAACGTGAACCACTATGAGAGTGGGCATTGGTGTTAGATGATTCTCGTGCTGGCAGCGTATGTGCGTGTGCTCCACCATCAACGGTGTGACTGTGGCTACCAGCGTTGTTAACACTAACACTGTGACCGTGGCTAGGCATTTCAGAAGTTGTCAAAGTGTGTGTTTTAGCACCACCAGTTTCACCCAAAACATCAAACTCTGTTTGACTAGAATCACGACCAACAGCAACACGACCCTTTAGGTTCGGAACACGAAAGTGTGTAGAACCAGCACCACCAGAACCATTTGTGTTAGCCCCATACGGAAACACAGTTCCTGTAGTAGTCAAAACATTATACAAAGCCGTATAGCTAGCAATCGGAAGTTCCGAACCGTCACAAATAAGCCATCCGGTTGGAGCAGAAGCTCCACCGTACTGAGAAATAGAACCAGTAGGAGTCAACAGCTGAATCAAAGCAGAAGCAAGCTTTGCTTCCGTGACAGCACCTGCAGCAATAGCAGCAGTTCCAGCCTGTACAGTACCATCAGCCTGCACAAGACTGGACTCAACAAATGTTTTAACATCTGTAAAGTTTTGGTTAACCTCGGTGGCGTTGGCTGCCGTACCGTTGGTAAAATTATTTGTAATATTTAATGTAGCCATTATGCGGTTACCCTTCTTGGACTGTATTTCAAAGTATGACTATTTATGCCCCACGCAACACCCGGTGGACCAACAAATTCAAGCTGGACACTGCGTGCTAAACCCATGTTTCTTCCACGAACTAATTCAGAACCAGAGTTGCCAGCACCCCAATAAGAGGTACCCCACAAAGAAGTACCCCAAGTCATGCCACCAGTTGTTTGTGGAAGAGCAATAAGATAAGAACGAATTTCAGTTCCATCAGCTTCTTCATAATCACGAAAAACTTTAACATTCATGTTTCCTGCAAGATTGCTTTGCTTGGCAACAATATCTGGACGTTTAAACATTTTCTTTTGGCTATATGTTCCAGCGTCATACCATCTAGTGCGGTACTTGCTAGGAAAAGTTACATCTGTTCCAGTAATGTTATCTAAAGTCTGCCCAAACATATCAATATCTAAAACTCTTGGTTGTGTGGCATGAACACCAAGATGATATGTACTTCCCGAATCATTAACAAATGTTGTACCACCATTAAAACCACGACCATCAGAAGTTGAATGCTGAACCCACGCACCACGCTGACCAATGCTTGGGTCATACACAAAAGACATACTAGAATAGGTAACCGAAGATGTTTGACTGTAAGGCAAAGATACCCAAACACGTTGATTAATATAGTTCACAAAAATAGCATCAAGTGCACCAGTATTAACATAACCCAACTCAAACATTGGACGCATTGGTTCAAACAAATCTAACACACGCTCACCGTTATACACCATCAAACCCTCAGGGTAAGAAAAAAAATAAACCCCCCGCTCTGTAGACGCAAAAGCAGTTGGTGACAAAGCACCAACATTGCGTGAAACTTCAACAACCTGAAACGTGTCGGAATCATAACCAAATATTGCGAACACAGACTTCTTTTTAAATACAACTAGATGACCAGCAACACTTGCTAAACCTGTTATTTCTTCACCGCCATCATTAATGTCAATACGGTCTGTTTCCGCCCAGTTTTCTGGGCTGTTTGGATGCGACCAACGAATCCTGTTTGTATAAGCAGTTGAGTCCTCGTATGTGTTGGCAACAAAAACTTTTCCCGCATGCGTAATAGCATGCGAGGCTTTAGGGAAATATCCACCAACAGGAGAAGCATAATTGTTTTGCCAAGTAGGACCACTAGCAGTTAACAATGTTCCAGTTGTACCACCAGTCCATTTAAACGACTGTGTGCTGGCACCAGTAACACCATACAGCGTATTACCCCACGGAGCAAAAGAAGCACCATCAACACTGGAGACATCCACATTAGTAATGTCTGTAAAGTTACTACCAGTAGAAAACGAAATCTTCCCATTAGTTGACGACTTATATCCGGTTGTCAACATTGCATAATTAGTTGAACCATCAAAAGCAAAAATCTTTTTAGGACTCCACACACCAGTCTGAGGAGAAGAATTAATCCGTCGCATAGCACCACGGCTAAATACACCACCACGTGGGTCAATCTCCACATTCAACATACCAGGAGACTCATTAGGTGCAAGTTGAAACTGGTCGGCTCGAAGATTCAAGCCACCAGTAAAATCGTCTTGGCGAATCAAACGCAAAGAAGAAGCCATTTACAAGGTCCTCCCAAGAGACTCAAGCCAAAACTTCTCAGAAAAACGAGTGCCACCCTTAGACAAAACTGCAGGGCGATGAGAATCGGGACGCATAATTTCACGACGAGCAAGAGAAACAGCTTCATCAAATGACTGCTTATACATAGCAGACATTTCATTGTCCTCTTGACGTTTGTATGATTGAGAAATTGTGTAATACGCAATTGCTAGATGAAAACGGTCATCACAATCAATTTCTAAGGTGTTGTTAGTTACCCAAGTATAGCTAGGTTTACGGTATCCACGAACAGTAATTGGATACACAGCGTCGGGCTTCGGGTACAAACTAATAGTATCGCCCCACAAAGTGTAATGCAATGGGCGTGATGGTGTATCTAAGGAACCATTCCACATAGCTTCAGCGTAATCTGTGCTGGTAAGTGTCAAACGATTACCTGATGTACTATTATCAACCATTGATATAACTTCACGCAAATCCCCGGAACCAATACCAGAAATTGGATACTCACGCTGGTTAACAACGGTATTCATAGAGTATGTTTCCTGCAAGAACGGCCATCGGCGTTCAAGATTAATAATCCTCTGGAAACCATCTTTCATATACTGTTGAATCAAGGACAGGGGCAAGTCAACAGAGTCCAAGTCCGTAATGTCACGAACAATAATGGTCAAATCTGAAACTGTACTCATTTATCATCCTTTTTAGCCATAGAACGCAAGTGACCAACACAGTAATCAGTCTCTTTGGCTTTAGGTCCTTCACAGGTGTCATTGTTTGCTATACAGCGATTACGTCCCACATATGGACCACTAGCAGCAGCAAGACGAGAACCGTCCTGTGATTGCGCTGGGCGAGAATTACGAGTGGCTGGTTCCCCATACAGAGAGTGTGCTGGTCTAGATGTCATACTAAATAGCCTATTTCGTTACAAAAGAAAAGGGGGGCTTGCGCCCCCCGTTTCTCGGGCTTATTATTTGCGGTAAATAGATACAGCAGTTGAGCTGGTCACAACACCTACGAAAGTGCCTGATTCTCCAGCACCTACTGATGCATTGCCGACCACAGTAACTGTCGTACCACCGACAAGAACTGCATCATGGCTAGAACTAGCAGTGTTTACAATCGTAAATTCAAACGATGTACCTACCTCTTCATCTGTCAACTGAGACAGAATCTGAGCAGCTGTGGCTGTCGTAAGGTTGCGATTGGCAGTTGGGGTGATGGTGAACAATTTGCTATCGACAAGCTGTGCAGCTGTCAAAGTTGCAGCAGCATCGGTCAATGCGACAGCAGAAACCTTTTCGTGTGCTGTCACATAGGCTGACAAACGTGTGCGTGTAATTGGACCATCGGTTGCGTTGGACTTGAGTGGCATTTATACCTCCAGGGTTGGGTTGGGTTTAGAAGAATGAAAGTGTGCGGGGGTTTCCCCCCGCCACAATCAAAGTTAAGCAGTCTTAGCTGTAAGCTTGCCTTGCTTTTCACGGTTACGGACAGTGAAGTTGCCGTAGCACATGATGAGCGCATAACGAGCATCAAGGTCTTCTGGACGCATGAACTCTGTCTGAGCAAACCACTTGCTTGAGTGACCGACCAACGTGAGGTACTTGCTGTTCAAGAAGAACATCGTGCCTGCAGGACAATGCACATCATAGGTTACAGGAGCAGCCTTGAACAACAGGTTCTGGAAACCAGCATCTGCAGTCTTGGTGTCGGTGTAACGCAACTGTGGTTGCAGCAATGACTCATACTTTTCGTACAATGTTTGTGTGGTGAGAACCATATCTGGGTGGTCGTTACCAACAGAAACGCTGTTGTATGCTGTTGCCATCTGAAGAAGGGTCAAAGCACCTGCGGTGTTTTCCTCATATGAGTTCCAGTATGCACTGGTTGCACCGTTAATGCCACCAACTGAGTTACCGTTCTCAACGAGGTTTCCAAGACCGTTCCAGTCTTTACCTGAGTTGCCGGTGCCGTTGCTGAAGAACATCTGGTTGAAACCTTCACGCAATGACTCTTCAGCTTGCATGATTTTTGCTTCAAGCAAGTTGATGATTGCTGCTTCGCCGTTGTTCTTTGCTTCTTCAATACCGCTGATTGCGATAGAAGCTGCGTATTGCTTCCAGTCGTATTCAGCAGCAGTGATACCATCTTGTGGTGTCAATGAAATTGGGTCATAGCCTGAGTAGGAAGCCACAGTGCTGTTGGTGCCGTAAATCAACGGCTCAACAATCTTGGTTCCACCATCAAGCATTCGGATACGACCTTTATCCATAAGGAAATAGGTCAATGGACGTGCGGTGAACACGTTGTCAGTCAACTGGTTGCGGTAATTCGCAAGCGTCGTTGACAGAAGTTGGTCAAAATTAGGGTTTGACATTTTTACTCCTCGGTTAAATTAAAATCAGGAAATACCCAACTGCTTTTTGGCAGCAGTAAAAGCATCCCTGAAACTTGTTACAGGTTGAGTATCAGGAGTTGTGTTCTTAGCCGACGAACCACCAGCAATCACGGAAGACTCACGCTTAGCCTGGGTAACCTGGTCTGTTTTGCGTTTATTTTCTTGATTAACTTTTTGGTTCACAAGTTGCTGCTGACGAATCTTGTCATAAGCCAACTGTTTATGGATTGACTCCAAATCAGTTGAACCTGTAGCAAGTGCCGTTGCAACTACCTCGTTTGCGTCGAACTCTTCTCCGTACTTTTGCTGAAGATTGCCGATAGTACGCTCCAGTTCAAGAAAAGCCTGTTGTTCCTCAAAGGAACGAATACGCCCTTCCAACTGTCGGTACTGCTGCTCAATTGGGTCAACATACAAATCCTCATCTTCTGTGGTTTGGTTAAAGTTGACGCCGTAATGAGACTGCAACAGTTCAATTGTGGCAGCAGGGTCATTGTCCAACGCTTGTTGGATTGCCTGTGCAAACTGTACCTGTCGTCGCTCTTCAGCTAGTTGTTGTGTCTTGCGGGTATAATCCGCTTGACGCTGATATCCAGAAACAGCTTCTTTCAAAGGAACTTCAAGTTCTTCTCCATCAACAACTACTTTGATATATTTATCGCCGTACTCATCTACCGGAAAATACTCAACAGGAGCCTCTTCGGTTGTTGTTTCTTCTCCACCTTCGATTTGTCCATCAATAATGGGTTCCGAGGTTTCGTCTTCAATAATTTCGTTTTCCACGATGTTCTCCAGAGTCCGTAAAAGGTTGCTCTACTAAGTAGGATTTTCGTTACATGGTGTTGGGCAAAGAAGCACCTTGGGCTTGGATTGCAGCCATCATCTGTGGCGAAATCGAACTAGGCATTGGCATGCCACCCGTTGGAACTTCTTCTTCCATCATCATTTCTTCCCCAGGTAATCCTGATTGACCTGGGAGACCTTGTGACAACTCACCCATAGGTGGTTGCTGTTCCTGCATCATGGGTGCAGGTGCAGCAAGAAACGCTTCAGGTGCTTTAACACCAAAACCAAACTGCAATACGTGACGAGCAAGTGCAGCCATGTCAACAACACCGGCACCCACAAAAGGAGCCATAGCATCAACCATCTGCAACGCCATCTGACGTCGGAACGATTCGTTCACTGGTTGTGTAGAACCAGCTTCAACTTCAAAATCAAACTCGCCCTTAATATAGTCAGCGTCAAAGTTAACCCAAATAGGCATAGCAGAAGAACCAACTACACGAACAGCTTGTTCACCAGTCATAAACTGTTGAGCCAAAGCAATCAAACGCTTAGCACACAAAGAAATGGCACGTTCAATTTCTGCCAACTTGTCAGAAGTTCTAGCATTCATAGCGTCCTGCATAATTGCAGCTTCTGTAGCTGTACGGCTAATTTCACTAGCTCCGCCACGCATAAACTCTGCAACACCGCTAATACGGTCAATGTCTTGCTGAATCAAGTTAGAAACAGAATACATTTCTGGGGGGTTAACAACAGCAGGCATGGGGACAATAACAGAACCCAGTGGGTCTTCTGTAATTACAGGCACAAGCGTGTTGTCCTCATCAGACTCCAAAGCATTACGTCCATCATTGTCGAAAGCTGACTCTTTATACAGCCATTTGCGTGAGAAACGCTTACGATGATTCATCATCTGCGTACGAGTAGCGTTCAACTCATACTGCAAAGGCTCAATAGCCTCCAGCTCACCCATGGGGTAAAACTGGTCGGGAACATCATAGTTGCGAATCATCACAAATGGATGACCAAAACCAAAAGGAATCTTTGTGGGAGCCACAAGAAACTTGCTTCCATTTTCACAGAAAACAGCAACAGTTCCACGTTTTAAATCGTAGTATTCCCATACATCAACAAATGCTTCATCTAGTTGACGATTGTGGCGTGCACGGTCCTCGTGCTCGCCCCAACGAGAATAATGAGTTCCTTCAATTTCTTGACGAGCATTGCGATTGTAACGTGGGTCGTTTTGAACATCCTTTAAAGGACGACGAACACGTTGAGCAATCCATGTCATATCGTCTACAGATGTGGCTTCAGGGTCCACAAAAATATCAAAAGGAGAAACACGCTCAACAAAGGGGCGGTCTTCCACCACAACAGTCTCAGCTTCAAGGTTGAAACCTTCCTCAGGTGCAGCAATCTCTGCATCCTCTTCAGTTAACAAATCAGTATATTTTGATTCCTCAATAAAACGATAACCGACTTTCAGCCAACCATGACCAATAATCAGGTAATCATCCACTGCACGGCGCATCTGTTTCTGGCAATCAAAATGACGCCACCAATAGTTAATCACTGCTTCAGTAATAACAGCACGGTCAGCATCTTCCTGTTTGCGAGCACCAACCGTAATTTTTGGATGGTTAACAGCAACACTAGGGGCAATAACATTAATGGTAGAAAAACACGTGTTGACCAGCATTCGGTCTTCTTCAGTTAAATCATTAAGTTGTTTACCACGATACAAATCAACTAAACGACGCCACAAATCATCGTAACTTTCCTCATCACGCCACTTGCGGGAGTATGTAATTCTTTTACGATAATCAGCTAGAACACTAGCGTTGGATGGACGGGCCATCAGACCTCCTCGGTCTTTTCAAGGTATGCCTCAACAATGCGATAAACAAAGTTTAGAACCGCAGCAAGCCCAGAGGCTGCTGCGACTTTCCAAGCAGAAACATCAAGAACAGCAGCACTAATGGGGGTGCTGAGAGCACCAAAAAGAAATGTTGCTACTGCTCGTTTAATTGCATCAGAATATGTCATGATTGCTCCTGTGTGTGTGATTGTCGTCCATGTGTGTATCAAGTTTGTCATCCATTCTGTCAATCTTGATAACTAGATGTTCTAGTAGACCTCGTGATTCGGCGTGTTGTTCGGTGTTTTCCCGACGCAACAGCTGAAGAACGACCACAACAGGGCCCGTGATTACTGCAACGACGATGGGAACCCACCAACTCATGAGCTATACCCAACGACTTCCGACGGGCTGGGGGTCGTACCCTCCAGCAATGGCGTCCTTTACCTGTTGTTCTTGGCGTTCTTTAATTGTGGGACCATGAAAGTCTTCTTTACCATGCGTAAAACCAATACGCACACCCTTAATGTGGCAGCGAAAACAAATAGAACCACGACGAGGCAGTTTATCCTCGTACTCAAACACAGTTAAGCATTCTTTGCAGGTAGTTAAGTTCATACTAAGTACCTAAACCGTTACATTTCGAACATTATACGAGCCAATCACAACCTTTGGTTTATATTCACGCACAATATGGTCCGAAAACCAATCCAAAGAATACTTAGGGGCTACGGATTCAACCCGGTATTCGGGAAGCCACACATGTTTTAGCATTTGATTAGCAATAGCCAAAGACATAACACGGTCATCATGGGGAGAACCATGCATTTTCCCATTATCCTCACGAACAAATGTTCGAAGTTCACCAATAGTAAACTCGCACTCAACCACAACATCATCATCACGCAACGCTTTAGCCAACTCATCAATAGCTAAAGGTTTAGAAGCAGCAGTAGTACGCCAGCCCAAAATCTCCGTAGCCTGAGGACTGCGGTTAGCCAACCTACGCTGCCTATAAATGTTGCGATACCCAGTTTTTTGCAACGCCTTCAGCGTTGTCAAACCATGGTTGTTGTTTTCAACACCAATCAACGCCTGATTATAAAACATCCCTAAGTTATACAACACATCAGACCCAAACAAGTCAGGCTCAACATGACCATGCCACGTAGCAACGACCTTACCTGTGGAAGCATCAATTACATGAGCCGAACTATAGTCACCATGACTCAGACCTTCAGCAACGTCAGCCCCTACACAATACGCTGTTTCACCACTAGGCATCTCCCATACCGATAATGGACCTTCAGACCCATGCATCGCACCATCCCAAAGAAAACCCCTGCGGGGTTGTTCTTTATGAAAAGACCCTAGAAGGTCGATATCAAATACAGGACGACCAGAACGAACAAAAGCCTCATCAGGATTAGAAGGATACTCTTGAGCCAACTGCCAGTCAGGAAGCTGCGACTTTTTAACCTCATACCAATCTTCATCTCGGTCACCAGCAGACCAAGGAAAGAAGACACCCTTGAAGTCGTTCGTACCGGTCTGAGACCCCACCCAAAGGCGGTGGAAGATGTTCCCCTCACCTTTGGCTGTTGATAGACATACAATTCGTCCGCCAACGTCGGCAATTGGTTCGATAGAAGCCCAAGCCTCTTCAGAGTTTGGTAGAAACGCCATCTCGTCAATAAATACACGATACACCGATTCACCACGTGCAGGGTCATTACCGCTAGGTAAAGATTCAAGAGCAGATTCATTAGCAAACACCATCTTCAATTGGTTATCGGATACTAGGTCTGGACCACGTTGCTTCATCCAATCAGGCAACATCTTGTAGCCATACTTGGATTTCTGTAGAAGCTTTGCTGCTTCACGCTCAGTACGGCTCAGCATGACCTCAAAGCGGTCTTGCCAAAAGAATACCTCCCAGAAGGCAAACGCTGCTGCAAGCGTACTGAAACCAATCTGGCGGGCTTTGAGAACTATTGTGTTGCGGTACGATATCCACGCATAGACGGTCTCACGTTGCGCCTCACGCATCTCAAACAGGATACGCCCCCGTTCCGGGTGGCGTATGTACCAGTAGTTAGAGCAGAAATACTCAAAGGCATCCACAAGGTCGGTATCGTCGGCGTCATCAGGTCCACGGCATAACCGCCACTCACGCTCATTTAACAATTCGTCAAGATTCATTTAATCGTTGTCTCGCATTTTTAGCAAAGGATGTTCACCAGTATCACAATATGGGCAGTACGCCCAATTGGAGGGGTACTCCTCGCCACACTTGGAGCATTCCTCCAGTTCCATCACACAACCTTCAGAGCACGTGTCTGCTTCTCACGGGCAGCCACAGCAGCTATTAGTTCATCTAGTTCTGAGTCTGACAACTCAGCGATACGTTTGTCTGATTTAACTTCTACAGTTGGAGGTGCCATTCTGTTTGTAGCCTGCAAATATAGCTGTGCTGACTTGGTATCACCCTGAACAGCTTTGTTATACAAAGTGTCAAGAACGCTTTGTGTGCGCTCAGGACTACCCTGTATTTCATCAACCCGTGACCGCCACTCATCAAGGAACACCTGCTTTTTTTCCCAGCGTCTCAATGTCTTTACATCAACGTCCAACTCTTTAGCCATGGCAAGCTTCGTGCCAGGCTGACGTTCGCTGGGGGCTGTGCATAGCCAATCAAGGTATCGTTGTTGAGTGGCAGTCAAAACCGTTTCTACATTCATACATTCATAGAGAATTCGTAACATTTTAGTCATTCCATTTTTGAGGTTTGAATAAAACGGAGGGCTAATAGTGAGAATCATTCTCA